CGCATCACACGTCCGAGCCGGTAACGGTCACGACCCCAGGAGGCCCCACCATGCCCGTTGAGCGCAGCGCCGTCGTCACGACCCGCATCACCCCGCACACCCGAGCAGGGCTCGAGGCCGAGGCCAAGCGCACAGGCAGCAGCGTCTCGGGCGTGGCTGCCGCCATCCTCCGCGCCGCAGTCGAGGGCTTCGAGCGCCCCGCCTCCGACCAGCCGACCGGCGACACGGGGGTCGCATGGGACGCCGGCTTCTGATGCCGCTCACCGAGGAGCAGCGCACCGCCATCGCGCTGCTCGCGAACGGGGCGACGCACGCCGACGTCGCCGCGACCCTCGGCACCACGCGCGCCACGGTCGGCAAGTGGCGCACCCGTCCCGACTTCGCTGCCGAGCTCGAGGAGGTGACGCGCCGGGTCGAAGAGTACGCGAGCCATCGCATGCGCGCCCTCGGGGCCGTGGCCCTTCACCAGCTCGCCAAGATGGCGACCGACCCGGCCACACCCGCGAACGCTCGGGTCCGCATCTGCGAGAAGCTGCTCGAGCTCTCCCAGCTCCGACCGGCCGACCGGACGAAGGACATCGCCGACATGGACGAGGGCGATGTCGTCGACCTGGTCGTGCAGCTCGGGCCCCGCATCGTCGAGGAGGCCTCGCGACGGCTGAACGAGGCGAGCGGGTGAAACTGTCCGCCGCCGTCGCCGCGTCGAAGCTCGCCGAGGTCGCATCGGTCCATCCCATGCTGACCTTCCGACCGAGCCCCGCCCTCGCTGACTTCGTCGCCAACGACCACGACAGGCTCGTGCTGGTCAGGGCGGCCAACCGGGTCGGGAAGACGCGCCACGGCACCTACAAGGCGGCTCGGTTCGCCGTCGAGCACCCCGAGAGCCGGGGGCGGTTCGTCGGGCCGACTCGCCGACAGGTGCAGGACGTCGTCGGTCGCTACCTGTCCGAGTTCCTCGGGCCCCATCTGCACCGCTCGAGCTACTACACCCCGGGCAGAGGGTGGAACCAGCCCACCATCAGGCTGCGCAACGGGTCGCTCATCCAGCTCCGCAGCTACGAGGACCATCCGACGGCGCACGCTGGCGACGAGCTCGATTGGGCGCTGCTCGACGAGCCGCCCCCGAGCCACATCCTGATGGAGACCCTAGCCCGCCTGATGAGCCGCCGAGGGCGCTGCTGGTTGACGATGACGCCGGTCGGGCGCCCGGTCGACTGGTTGCGCGAGCTCGTCGAGGCGCAGGGCTCGCCGTGGCGACAGTACGTCGCCGAGTTCAGCTCGGCGAACTGCCCCTGGTACACCGACGAGCAGGTCACGAGCTGGCTCGAGACGATGGAGGCCTCGCCGTGGGAGTACGAGCAGCGCATCGAGGGCGCATGGGATGGCGTCACCCTCGACCGCTTCTTCGCGGGCTTCGGCGAGTCGAACGTCGACCCGGCGGCCATCGGGGCCGGCACGTCGGTCGAGGTGGCGCTCGCCATCGACCATGGCGAAGTCGGCTCGAACACCGTCGCGCTCCTCATCGTGTGGGGCGGTGGCGAGTCGCGCGGGCTGTCGTGGGCACCGCAGGCCGGGCGTCACGTGTGGGTGCTCGACGAGCACGTGAGCGAGGACGGCGACAGCGAGGTGCAACACGCGGCGGGCATCGTGGACATGCTGCGCCGTCACGCTATCCGCCCCGCTGACGTCAAGGTCGCCGTAGGTGATACCAACCGCCGAGGAAACTGGCGCGTCAACGACATGCTCACCGCCGAGGTCGCTCGCCAGCTCAAGCGCCGGACCGCGCCGTTCCGGTTCGTGGCCGCGACGAAAGACAGGTCGTGGGGCCATCGCGTGGTCAACGGGGCCTTCAAGCGGCGCGAGCTCTTCGTGCACCCGCGTTGTGAGTCGACCCTGCGCACGCTGCGGCACTGGAAGGGCGGCAAGACGGGCGAGGATGGCGACCTGTCCCACGCTGCTGACGCGTTACGGTATGGCGTGCTGGGCATCCTCGGCGACCGCCCCTTCTACGCTGGACTCCGATTCTGACCTCGAGGTGACGATGCCCTCCCACTACGGACTACCGCTCACGATTGACATGCACGAGCGCTCTCGCATGCAGGAGAGCGCGCGCCGTCGCCGCCTCCTCGATGGCGTGTGGGAGGCCGACCTGGTCGAGACGATGTCGCAGTACGTCGCCCCCGAGCAGATGGCCGCATGGGGCCGACCCGACCTGACGAAGAATGTGTTCCGCAGCGTCGTCTCGCAGTTGTCGATCCTCTACGACCGCGAGCCCATCATCGAGCACGATGACCCGGTCGCCGCCGAGCGGATGCGCGAGCTCTGCCGGGGCGCCGGTGTCTGGACGCAGGGGCCGCAGCTACAGCGGCTCGTCATCGGGCAGCGCGAGGCGCTGCGTCGGGTGTCCTGGGAAGACGGGGCGCTGCTCGTCCGCCTGGTGCCCGTCGACACCGTCGAGGCCTCGAGCTCCCCGAACACCCCCTCGGTCCCTCACACCGTCATCGAGTATCGGCACCGCGAGCTCGATGGGCAGAAGATCCTGACGCGCGATGTGCTGTCGGTCGAGGGCGGTGTCGGGGTCTATCGCATCGAGAGCGGCGACGGAAAGCGCGACCTCACCTCGATGTTCCTCGGGTCCGACTACAGTGGCGAGGCCTACCCGTACCGGCGCGACGACGGCTCGCCGGTGCTGCCCTACGTGATGACGCACGCCCTCGACAGCGGCGCCCTCTTCGATTCCTACCAGGGCAAAGAGCTCGTCGAAGGGTCGCTTAAAGTGTCGGTGCTCTGGACGTTCTGGTCGCACATCGTGTTCGACTGCTCGCATCCGCAGCGCTACGGGGTCAACGCGCGCCCGGCCGGGCTCGCCGCCGATGCGCGCAGCGACGAGCATGCGACCTTCATAGCTACCGACCCTGCCTCGCTGCTGCTGATGGAGGCGAGCAACCCCGACGCCCCGGTCACCTTGGGGCAGTTCGCCCCGGGTGGCGATCCGGTGGCAGTCGGGCAGGCCATCAGCCACTACTCGGCGACGCTGGCGATGGACTTCGACATGACGCCGGCTGACATTCAGCGAAGCCACGGCGACGCGCGCTCGGGCTACGCGATTCACATCGTGAACGAGGGCAAGCGCCGCGCACAGGTCAAGTATGAGCCGCAGTTCGCTCGGGCCGATGTCGAGCTGCTCGAGGTCATCGCAGCGCTACACAACACGTACAGCGGAGACGCGCCCCTGCCGGAGAGTGGCTACTCGGTGCGCTACCAGGGGCTTCCCTTGTCAGTCGACGAGCGGCGCACCCGCATCAACGAATTCAAGATGCTATTTGAGATCGAGCTAGCGTCGAAGGTGCAGCTCCTCGCCGAGCTCGAGGGCATCACCGAGGACCAGGCCCGAGCTCGGCTCGGCCAGATTCGGCGCGACCGCGTCGAGTTCGGCACCATCTAGACAGGAGAACCCCATGAAGTGCCCGCACTGCAGCGAAGAGGTCGCCGACGTCGTACCGCGCGACCGCATCAACACCAAAAACGCAAAGATCCGCGAGCTCGAGGCGCAGCTCGCCGAGGTCAGCGAGAAGGCCGACGGGCTCGACAAGCTCGCCAAGCGGGCCGCCGAGGCCGAGTCGGCACTGGAAGCGACGCGCGCCGAGTTCGATGCCTTCAGGTCAGAGGCCTCGACCTCGGCCGACCTGATGCGGGCCGGCATCGTCGACGCCGATGACCAGGAGCTCGTGCGCTGGCGCTACTCGAAGCTCGGCGACGGGGCGCCCGACTTCGCGACCTGGCTCTCGAGCGGGGCGAAGGAAGACCGGCACGTCGCTCGCCTCTTCGACACGTCGGCACCGGCCGAGGCTGTCGAGGTGACACCGGCCCCCGAGCAGGCCGTCGCCGCTGCGCCTCCTGCGGCACCCCCAAGTAACGCTGGGGCGGTGCCCTCGCAGGCCGCCCCTCCGGCCCGCTACTCGCCGCAGGACGTCGCCTCGATGCCGCTGGAGGCATTGAGAGAGGCTATCGCCGCTGGTGCTTTCAGTTGATTCCTGCTATGACATAGACAGTGCCGCGAGTCGTGGGCGTAACCCAGCGTAGGCGAGTGACGATTCACCCCCTTCGCATTGAGGTCTATCCCATGACTGCGATCCTCCAGAGCAACCTCGAGACCGACCTTCGGCTCGCCTCTTCTCTCGCCGCTAACCTGCGCGTCCTCCTCGCCGACCAGGCCTCGCTCCGGACCTCCGGTGTCGTGACCTTCCTCGGCAGCGTCAACGGCGCCCTGACCGACACCCTGTCGGAGCGGTTCGCCGGCCTCGACGGCTACGATGCGTTCGCGGCTGCTTCTTCCGAGGCGAGCGATGAGAGCTCGACCGCGCTGACCGATGCCTCGGCGAGCGTGGCGGTTGCTCGGATGGTCATCCGTCGCGACATCAGCGACCTCGCAGTCCTCACCGGAAATGGGGCCATCAACCCCCGCCGGCTCGCCGCCTCCATGGTCGGCGAGTACGAGCAGGGCTGGATGCAGCTCCTCGCTGACGCCATCGACGACGCCGCCACTGACGTCGGCTCCTCGGGCGTCGACATGAGCGTGAGCGACTTCTTCGATGCTATCTACCAGCTCGAGCTGTCCTCGGTCCCGACCCCGCTGACCGCGCTGCTTCATCCTCGCCAGATCGCCGACCTGACCGAGTCTCTGCGCGCCGAGGGCGGTGCTATCCAGTACATGCCCGCGACTCAGGCGATGCTCGAGGCCAAGGGCCAGGGGCTGGCCGGTGAGCTGCTCGGGGTGTCGATCTTCAAGTCCTCGAAGGTGAACAGCGCCGGCGGCAACCGCCACGGGGCGATGATGGGCGCCGGTGCTGTCGGCTACCGCATCGGAGTCGTCGAGGAGGTCATCGGCTCGCAGGTCATCCGCGCCGACGAATTCATTGTAGAATTCCAGCGTGACAGTTCGGCCTCAACCACGGAAATCGTGGGATCGAGCTACCTCGGCATCGGCATCATCGAGCAGGCTCGCATCGTCGGTATCGTCACCGACGCCTAGCTGCTCGGCTTGCTCGCCCGCTCGCCCGAGACCGTCGCGTCTCCTGGGCGGGCCCGGGCCGAGCGGGCAGCATCTACACGACACAGGAGGCCCCCACCATGCCCGTCTACACAGGCGAGACATTCGACAGCAGGACGACCCGCACCGAGACGCTACCCGACCTGGGAAGCGACGAGGGACACCGCGAGCCGTTCCACTTCATCAGCTCACCGGGCTCGTGGGAGTGCATCGACCTCCTCGAGCTCGCCACGCTGCACAGTCAGCAGCAGGGCATCGAGCTCGCCGAGGCGCAGCGCGACCTCCTCATCGACCCCGAGGTGCGATGGGAGTGGGTGCCGAGGCTCAAGAAGTTTCACCACACGCCCGGTGTGAACGGGGTCTCGGCTCGGGCCGGCGGTCTCGCTCGGGCGCTTGGGGAGTACCGGGGCGCGGGCTGGACCATCATCGAGCCCGACCAGGGGCCCGGGGGCACGTCCTACATTCGCCGGCTCAAGACGCGCCGAGGCATCCGCTACGTCGACGCCTGGACGAGCTACGTCGCCGTCGGCATCGGGCGCATGGCGCCCCGCTTCGACGATGTCGGGTGGCTGCAGTGGCGCCGCGAGCTCGTGCGCGAGGGCATCGTCACCGCCCCGCCGCCCGAGGTGCTCGAGGGCGCAACCGACCTCGTCTCGCGCGAGATCGGGCGCCTCGAGAGCCGCGCACACCTGCCGCACGTGCAGACCCGTATTGAGCAGCTCATCGCGAAGCTCGCCGGCATGCGCGCGGGCAAGTTCCCGACCGCGAGCGCGGCAAAGACGACCAGGTCGAAGAGGTCGAGGGCATGAGCCGCCGACCCACCGAGACCGAGGGACGGCGCGCGATGGAGCGGCTCGCCGGTCGCCTCTCGGAGCAGTCCGAGCGGGGCGGCCGCAAGATGACCCATGACCAGGCGATGGCGAAAGCCCGCGAGGTCGCACAACGAAACGACAAGAAAGGGAGCCGATAATGGCGACACAGCTCATCAAGCGGGCCATGGGCGAGAGCCTCATCCACGAGGTCTATCGCATTGACTACACCGAGCTCGACGCTGCGGGGCTCACCGAGTCCATCTCGCTCGTCACTCTGCCGGCCGGCGCGATCGGTCTCGCCTGCTACATCGACAACGTCACCGCCGCGACGGATGCGGGCTCCATCTCGGCGCTTGGCATCGAGGTCGGTGACACGGCCGACCCCAACGCCCTCTTCGTCAGCTACGACCTCTTCGGCGCAACGGGCCGAGTGCAAAACGTTGCGGCCGGATCGACCGAGGTGTGGGGTTCGATGGCGGTTGTCGCCAAATTCACGGCGACCGGGGCCAACCTCGGCGACGGGGCCGGCACCACGGACCTCGACTCCGGAGAGGTGGACGTCCACCTCATCTACATGGACGTGCGATAGATGACCCTGATTGCGTCGGTACCGTATCCGGACGAGCTTCAACGGGGCGTCACGCAGACGCTGTCGTTGACCGTCTACGATGACGCGACCGGCGCGACGAAGACGGCGACGAGCGGCACCGTGAGCCTCTACGCGGGCTCGCGCAAGGTCATCGACGAGGCGACCGTCACCGCCGGCAACCCGTCGACCTACTCGCTCGCCGCCTCGGCGACCTCGACCGAGTCGCTCGCGGGTGACTGGCTCGAGGTCTGGTCGCTCGTCATCGACGGCATGAGCCACGTCTTCTCTCGCCCCGCATTCCTAGTGCGTCGCCCGTATCGGCATGTACTGACGCAGGGCGATGTGACCGAGCTGCACCCCGAGCTCGCCGACCGCGAGACCGCCGGCACCCTCGACCTCGACGGCACCATTCAGGCCGCCGACGCTGTCGTCAGAAGGGACCTCATCAAGCTCGGCAACCGCCCCGAGCTCGTGTTCGACGTGTGGGCGCTGCTCGATGCGCACAGGGCGAAGACGCTCGAGCTCATCTTTCGGGCCGATGCGCAGTCGGTCGGTGACGGGCGCTACCGCGAGCTCGCCGACTACTACGCCGAGCAGTATCGCGAGGAGTGGGGCCGGGTGTCCTTCACCTACGACAGCGACCAGGACGGGGTCATCGACGACACCGACGCGCGCCGGGGCGGGCATCCGGTCGTCATGCTGACCAGTCGTAAGCGCTGGTGGTACTGATGGCGCTCACTGCTACCGCCGAGGGCATACTGCAGGCCATCCAGACGCAGCTCGAGGCCAGCATCGCCGGGATTCACGTCACCGCACAAATCGACGTCGTGACGCAGGACCCGAGCTCACTCGCCCACAAGGGCACCGCCCTTCTCCGGGTCAGCGACAGCGTCGACGACGGCTACCCGACCCGGCTCTCTGGCATCGTCCGCGTCATCGACACGGTCGAGGTGCAGACGGCGTGGCGGGTCGACCCTCGCGACCAGCTGACGAGCCGCGACGACTGCCTTGCTCGAGCTCGCGCCATCCGCGTCGCGCTCACCGGCACGTGGGGCGACCTCAACACAAGGCGCGCGACCTACCAGGGCTCGACGGGGCCCGAGCGGCACCCGAGCAGCGCCGAGTGGATTGTCGTGGTGCAGACCTTCACCTTCTCTCGGTTCGCCGAGCTGGGGGCCTGATGCTCGACCTCCGACTCGACATCGACTTCGGCACCGGGCCCGATGTCCTCGAGACCGTCACCGCCGAGCTCCATCAGGCCGGCACCGATGCCGAGCGCGACATCGAGGCCCGATGGCCCGTCGACACGGGCCGCAGTCGTCGAGGGTGGACGCTGCGCCGCACCCGTGAGGGCTTCGACCTGGTCAACTCCACCCCCTACACCGCGTTCGTCCAGGGAGGCGAGGCCATCGTCGACCGCGTGCTCGGTGACGTCACCGAGGCGACCGTCGAGCGGCTCGCCGACTCCCTACCCCCCGCAATTCTCGCCGAGGTGAACAATGGCTGAAAGTGCAGTGCCCAAGGTCCCACGCGACGGAACACTCGTGATCAAGGACGGCACCACGCCGACCGCGAATGAGTACACGGTCCAGTACTCCGACGCCGTGAGCATCACCGACACGCAGACGGCAGCGATCCACATCTACAACAGAGGAACGCGCGTCTACACCCGCCAGGGCAACACCGCGATTCCGACCATCAGCTTTAACGTCATCTTCACCGCTTGGACTGATGGCACCGACGGCAGCATCATCGACGCGATGAAGGGCGAAGGCGCGTTCAGCTCGTGGACCAAGGTCCTGACGAACGTGGAGCACTTCAACACGACGGCAGTGTTCACGACCGAGGGCACGGACTTCGGCGACGATGTCGATGGCACCGCGACGTGCACGGGCCTCCGTCTGGTCGACACGAGCTTTAGCGAGGGCGAGCCAAACACCCTCACCATCAACTGCGAGATCCTCGGCACCATCACCTACACCGGCGGCCCGTAGGGCTCGCCATGAGCCACGACAGGAGACACCATGAACCTCGACGACCAGCGGCCCCGCCGCCTGGACTTCGCGACCGTCCGCGAGCTCTGCCTCTACTTCCAGCGGAACCAGACCCGGGCGAGCTACGCCGCCCTCGGTCTCCTCTATCCGGGGGCGCTTGGCTTGACGGCTGCGCAGGTCGACCAGCGCTATCGCGCCGTCGGCAACCTGCACGACCTCGGGGGCGCGCTCTACGAGGCCGGGCTCGAAGCAGGAGTCGACGAGGCGCAGCTCGCCGAGCTCGTGCCGCCGTTGTGGGAGAGCTTGATGGCGCAGGCCTTCCCCGCCGAGCAGGAGGTCGCCGAGGAGATGGGAAACTCCTGACGCGGGGTCGGGCCGACCTCGTCGCGCATCGCGTGGCGCAGTGGTACGGACAGGAGCCCCGCTGGTTCTACGAGCTCAACCAGGTCGAGCAGGTGCGGGCCATCGCGACCTGGCGCATCGCGCACACCGACAGCGAGAAACTCGATAAAATCCGACAGGCAGCCAAGCGGCAAGAGCTGCGCGACCGCTTCGGGGTGTAGACATGGCCGAGGGTACAGTCACGATCAAGGGGCGCGCGGACCTCGGGCAGCTAAATCGCGCCGTTGACAAGCTCGATAGCCGGGTCAAGAAGGTCGACCGCAGCGCGACCTCGATGCGCGCCTCGCTCCGGGCCGCCGGCACTGCCCTCGTCGGTCTCGGGGCCGCTGTCGGGGTGAGCGGTGCGGGGCTGAGCAAGCTCATCGACGACACCCTGCAGGCCCGCCTTGAGCTGAACAACCTCGCCAACACTGCAGGGGTGACGGCGCCCACCTTCGGGACGCTCGCCAAGGCTGCCGAGCTCGCCGGCAAGTCGAGCGAGGCCCTCGTCGGTGGCCTGTCGGCGCTGCGGATCGCTGCCTTCGAGGCGAGCCGGGGCAACGCGACAGCGGCGCAGAAGTTCGACGAGCTCGGGGTCGCCGTCGTCGATGCCTCGGGGCAGCTCCGGAGCACTGAAGACGTCTTCAAAGACGTGCTCACGCAGCTCGGCGAGATCCCCAACGAGACGGAGCGCGCGGCACGTGCACAGCAGCTCATGGGCGAGAGCGCCGGGGCGCTGCGGGCCGCGTTGGGCGAGCTGTCCATTGAGGGCTTCGAGGCTGCCGAGGTCAAGGCGCGCGCCTTCACGCGAGGGCTCACCGACGAGGGCATCGCAGCGGCCGCCAGTTACGAGGCCGCGCTCACCAAGCTCGACGCCGTCATGCGCTCGGTCGGTGACGGGGTGAGCGACTTTGCTGGTCCTGCGTTGAATGCGCTTGTGGATGGGCTGACCTTCGCTTCGGTGTTCATCAGCGAGACATTCAACGCGACGATGGAGCGGCTAGGAGAGCGCGTATTCCTGACGGTCGAGGCCGTTAAAAGCCTCGGGCCGGTGCTGACCAAGGTCTTCGAGGGTGACCTGCGGGGCGCGTATCAGGAGATGCAGAGCGCCGACGAGGCCATTCGCGAGCTTCGAGAGTCGATGGGCCTCGGGCTGGTGCCCATCGTCTCGGATGTCGGCGACATCTTCGACCGGGCCTCGACCAAGGCGCGCGAGACCGTCGACGCGCTCAACCAGGTGCACGACGCAACGCGGGACGTGACGAGCTCGTCGTCGCCAGCGGCCGCGAGCATCCGCGACATGTCGCAGGCCCTCGGCGAGTTCAACGAGACCGCCATCACCTTCCTCGACAGCGCTGACCAGATCCGCCTCGAGCCTCTCGGAGAAGACCCCGAGGAGGTCATCGGCAGCGTCGACCGACTCAACGAGGCAACGCTCTCCTATCTGCACTCGGTGCACGCCCTCGCCGACGCCCCGCCCCTCATCTCCGAGCAGGCCCTCGGCGACATCGACGCATTCGTCTCGGGCTTCACCGCCGTCGCCGGCATCGTGGGCGACCTCGCCGGCCTCTACGTCGACGCTGCCCTGCAGTCCGACAACCTCACCGAGAAGCAGAAGCAGGCCGCGAAAACAGCCTTCAACGTGCAGAAGGCGGCGAACCTCGCAACCGCCGTGGTCAATACCGCGCTCGGGGTCACGCAGGCCCTCGCGAGCGCCCCACCTCCGCTCTCCTTCGTCAATGCGGGGCTCGTCGGGGCTGCGGGCGCCGTCGCCATCGCCGAAATCGCGGGGCAGCGGCCGCCCTCGTTCGCTGCGGGCGGCATGATGCCCTCGACCGGTGGCCCGGCCATCCTGCACCCCGGCGAGGGCGTGCTCTCCGCCGGTGCAGTCGACTCCCTCGGGGGCGTGAGCGCTCTGGACGCACTGAACGGTCGTTCAGCGATGGGAGGGGGCGGCACCGTGGTCGTCTCGTGGAAGCACCTTCGGCAGTCGTTCGCCTACGAAGCGCGGGACGCCGCCAACCGCCCCGGGCCGCTGCGGTCCATCCGGCGCGACGGTCGACGAGCTGGTCAGATGAGGCGCGCGGTGCGCGCCGACTATGGGAGCCTGTAGACATGGCAGAGAAGACCAAGACAGCGCTCCGGGGCTTCCTCATCCCCGACCGCCTCGTCACCGCCTACGACGCGAGCTCGGTGGTCGGCACCGGTGCGACACAGGCAGGGCCCCGAGCAGGGCGCCCCGTGCTCGAGTCGACTGCCGACACCAGCCTCGTGCTCGAGGCGACCGGCGACCAGGTCGCCGACTCCGCGCTCGAGGTGCGGACGCTGCAGGGCGGATACCCCGAGCCTGATGGCGCGGGCTACGTGTGGAGGCGCGACACAAGCCCCGCCGATACCTACCGGGGCTGGGACTCGCCGATCGTCGTCACGGGCTGGGAAGCGGTGAGCTGGACGACGGCCCTCGTCGCCGACAAGCGCTACCCTCACGCCGTCGTGACGGACGATGACGACGTCGTGGTCGTCTACACGGACGTCGACACCACGGTCGCCGGGGGCGTGAGCTACGTCTACGCCAAGGTGCGCAGCGCGAGCTCGGGGGCCTGGGGCTCCGAGGTGACGGTCGCCAGCAACCCGGGGCAGGGCTACGCCTACCCGAGCGTGGTCAAGCTCCCGAGCGGCCGACTGCAAGTCTTCTACGTGGTGCACGACAGCGGGGCGAGCTTGGCACAGGTCTCGATGTCCTACTCGGACGACGGCGGTGCGACGTGGACCGTGGGCGCGCGCTGGGTACTGCCTGCCGCCATCTCGACCGCGACCTACACCCTGCAGCGGCTACGGGTCGCGACCAGCGGCGAGCAGCACCTGCTCATCCTCGGCATGCGCACGAGCACCGATGCGCAGCTCTCGCAGTACGCGAGCGACGACGGGGGCTCGCGCTTCGAGCTCGTCGAGGACTACACCGCCAGCAACCCGACCGCGCCGGGGCTGGCCTACGTGCGCGGCTACTTCGTCGTCGGCTACGCCGAGGCCGCGACCATCGCCTCGGGGGGCGGTGCTGCGGGCTACGTGGCCCGGGTCGCGTCGGCGTTCTCGAGCATCTCCTCGGCAAGCGAGACAAGCCTCACCACCCTCGTCTCGGGCGGCATCGGCGGCTCGCAGGCCGGGAGCTACTACCTCGGCGACACCGACTGCGCGGTGTCCGTCGACGATGACGACGTCGTCTACCTCTGGGTCCGGAGCTTTCGCACGGGCGTCGGGGGTAGGGCAGGGCTCCTGCTCCGCTCGACCGACTACGGGGCGAGCTGGGAGGCCGTCGGCTCGGGGGACACCGGCACCGGCCTCGGCACCTGGTGGAACATCGACGACGCATCGACGCACCCGAAAGAGTTCTCGGTCGTGCACCAGCGCGGCCGCGCCGTCATGCTGCACAACTGGGACGCCGACCCTGGTGACGAGGACTGGTCGGTGGGGGCGATGTACCTCGGGGGCTACTCGACGGTGACGATGCCCGCCCTCGACCTGCTCGTCTCGGGCTCGTCGCAGGTCTCATGGTTGAGGACCTACCTTCCCCTCGACCTGCCCGGCGACGTCGGCTTCGTCAAGGCGACGACCGGCACGCCGACCGAGGCGCTCTCGAGCGGGGCGCTCGCCATCGGCGCGGGGCTCACCGAGCTCATCACCTATCAGTGGGACGGCCCAAGTGGGCCGACGGTCGCCGAGGGTCTCATCTGCAGGCTCCGCCTCGACGTCAGCGCCGGCACCATTGATTGGGCAATTCGCAACGACGACGGCTCCGAGGACTACGTCATCGAGGTCAGAGTCAGCACCACGAGCATTGTGCTGCGCGACCAGAACGCCATCAGCGAGCTCGCGAGCGCCACAGGCCTCGGGGGCGCCTACGACATCCTCGTCGGCATGCAGGACGACCAGGCCGTCGTCTGGTATCGCGAGGTCACCGACGTCGACGAGGACCGCAAGTGGGTTCTCCTGCACGAGGCGACGGGGCTGTCGGACGGTGGCGGCACGGTCGGCACGCACCGATGGACGCTCGGCAAGGCGCGCACCGGCATCGCCGGCACGGCGAACATCTACGAGCACCACATCACCTACGACGAGTACGCCGGCAGCGGCCTCGGGGCCGACCTCACCCGCCCCGATGACCTGCGGCCGAGGTCGTACTCGGCGGGGTCGCCGGTCTACGTCGCCGACCAGGTGCGACTGCGCGCGACCGACGGGCCGACAGTCTCGGGGGACACCTGGGGCATCGACACGGCATACGACTACCCTATCGACGCAGTGCTGCCCTCGCACTCGCCCTCTCCTCGGGTCGCGTGGCGGTCGACAAACACCCCGGGCGACATGGAGCTCGTGTGGTCTCGTGACGCGCTCGGGTCGCTCATGGGCGGCTACGCGATCGGCTTCTACATCGACGGCGTGAACTTCCCCAGCGCGACGCTCTCGGTCTACGTCGGGGCGTGGGTTCCAGCGGCGACGGTCGACTTTACGCAGACCGTCGACTTCGTCAGGGTGGGCGGCACCGTCAAGCCCGGCACGACGAGCTCGGGCGTCTCGGGCTACTACCTGCAGCAAGACCAGCTCGCGGGGTGTCGGTTCTACTTCCCGACGTCGGGCGACGTCCGCGTCATCAGTGGCAACTCGGCAGGTTACTGGAGCAACGGCGCAGTCGCCGAGCAGCGGGCCATCCTCTATCTGGAGGACTGCGACGGGGGCGAGGATGCCTCGGGCACGGCGGGGCAGATCTGGTTCTCGAGAGCGCTCGTCACCGTCGCCCTTGCGAGCGAGAATGCGCTGTTTCAGAAGCTACGCTTTGAGATCGACGACGGGGGCACCGCCGTCGACCCGCCAGAAGGCTATTACACCATCGGCACCCTTGCCATCGGTCACATCGTCGCCCTCGACGACTACGACTGGGGCTACAGTCACGAGCGCGAGCTCATGGTCGACGTGTCCGAGTACGCTGACGGCACGATGCGCACCCGTCGACGAGGCCCGAGTCGTCGGCGCTACCGCATCAGCTACGGCGAAGGCATCGACGTCACCGCAGCGCGGGGCGGCAGCAACACGCCCGATTACGTGCGTCTGTCGGACGCTGCAGGCGCCCCGCCGACCGCCTCGACCGATGTGGCGCCCCTCCTCCTCGACGGCCTCCTCGATGCCCTAGACGGCGCCGACGGGCCTGTCGTGTTCTGTCCGCGCCTACCCGTCTCGACGGGGGGCTCGGGCGACCAGGTCGTCATCCACCTCTGGGACAATGCAGCGGGCGCCCTCTACGGTCGGGTGACCTCGAGCTCGGTTCGCCTGGAGTCCGTGGTCGGTGATGACTACGAAGACGAGGTCTACCGGGTCGCGACCATTGAGATGACGGAGATCACGTGAGTCCGCAACCGCTGACCAGTGCCGAGGCCCGGTCGGAGTGGGTCTACCTGCTCGAGCTCGTGTGGGCGTCGCGGGTTTTCCGGTGGACGTCGGGCCGCAGTATTGAGGTCGTATCTGATGACGGGGCGCTGCAGTTTCGGGCGGGTCTCGATGTCGACCTCACCGACGGTTCCGACCTGCTGTCGATCGACTCCGAGCAGAGGTCGGTGAGCTTCCCCGAGCTCTGGATGCCCGACGACGTCGATGTCGCCAAGCTCGTCGAGGCCGGGCACGACCTCGCCGGGGCGCGGGGCGAGCTGTCGCTGTGGGCACCTGGTCGGACGTATGAGGAGCGCATTCCGGTTCTCGCAGGGCGCGCGGTGGCGCCGACCTACGGCGGGCGAGACGAGCCGGTCGCCCTCACGCTCGAAGACCGACTCTATGACGACCGGAGCCTGCTCATCGAACCGACGGCGCGCGTGACGCCCACGACGTGGCCAGGTGCCGACCCTGCGATGATGGGCCGGGCCTACCCGCTCGTCTTCGGCAAGCCCGGCATTTACGAGGAGGCCGACGGCACCGCCGGCACGACGACGGGCTCGCCCGCCCTGCTGGTCGATGTCGCCGCCAAGCGGTTTCTGGTCGCCGGGCACCACACCAACGCCACGACCGTCCGCATCATCAACACGACCAAGGGCGAGGCGCGCGATGAGACCATCGAGCTCGCCCTCGACGGACTCGGGCGCGAGGTGACCATCATCGACGGCAGCGGCACCGGGCTCTCGGTTGTCGAAGGTGACGAGTACTGGGTGCGGTGGGACGATGGCGAGGCCCTCGTCGGTGAAGACGATGCGCGCCCCATCCGACAGGCCGGCGACCTCCTGCGCTACATCCTGCGGCGCTCCACCCTTCGAGTCGACCTCGGGGCGATGGCGAGCGCGGTGCGCTACCTCAACCGCTACCGCCTCGACGGCTACGTCGACGACCCCGAGGTGACCGCGTGGGACTGGTGCGCCGACAACCTCCTGCCGCTCGTGCCGATGGCCATCGTCGGAGGCCCCCGAGGGCTACGCCCCATCCTGTATCGGTACGACGCTCGCGAGCTCGACGCCATCGACGCCATCGAGGCCGGCCCGCAGGCACTACGGGCCTCCCCGGTCGGCTACTCGGTCGAGGAGCCGGTGCAGCGCGTCGCGGTCTCCTACGCGCCTCGAGGCGGTGAAGGCGACATGCTGCGCGAGGTCGTGCTCTCGGGTGACCCTGACGAGCTCGGGGCCGACTCGCATCGAGCACTCCGCGCGAGCGCGCTGCGGTACGGCGAGCTCCGCACCCTCCGCGTCGAGTCTGACATCGTCTACGACTCGGCGACGGCGCAGCTCATCGCCACGACCCTCGCCAGCGTGCACGCCCTGCCTCGTCGCGAGGTCGTCTATGAGCTCGACCCGGCGCGCTACGCCACGCTCGAGGCCGGTGCCGTCGTCACCCTCACCGACGCCGAGCTGCACCTGGTCGACCAGGTCGCCGTGGTGCAGTCCATCGGATGGGGTGCGACGACGATGTCCGTCACTCTGCTACTCGCGCCGAGACCCGTCTGACCTGTTACAATTTCAGCAACCGGAGGCCCCATGGCATCGACGATCACCGCCCTCGACACCCCGACCGATGTGACGCTCGGCACGACCACTCTGCAGGTGACCCTCCCCGCGAACGCGACCCGCTGGTCGGTCTCCTGCGGCTCGGACGTCCTCTGGTATCCGACCGGCACGGACGGCGGCTCCGTCAATGCGAGCGCCGAGACCCTGCCCCTCGCGTCCGGCGCGGTGGTCGAGCTCAACTGTCCCGGCGCCTCGCCACCGGCTCGCAACCTCGGCGGGCACGTGGTTTACCTTTCGGTCGCCTCGGGGTCGGCGACGGCCACTGTCACCGCGAGGGCTGGCCGGTGATCCGCTACCTCGCCAACCAAGCGAAGGCCGACTATCGCGCCTTGACTTTGGACCTCGCGGGCTCCGGTGGCGCTCTGGCGGACCTTGCCTCGTTGACGATGACTGTCCGGGACGAGGACGGACGAGCAGTGCGGACCGCTTCGGCGATTGCCTACGGAGTCGGCTCCACTGCGAACAGCTGGATCTATCTCTCCAGCCTGCTCGGGATCTTTCCGGACTACGACGGCTCGCGGGACTCGTTGGACGTGGTCCTGACGCCAACGGGCGCCCTGACCTGGGGCGAAAACGGGGTAGGAGCGCGCATCATGCGTTTTAAGGCTGACAGTACACAGTTCAACGATTGCCAGTGCTTGCGGAACACCACCGGGACTGATCGCCTTGTCGGGGCTGGTATCACAGGTGCAGCCGCATACACTTATGTGAACTCTGGCACGTTTGACGCTCGGGCGATCTCTGCAGTGTTTACCGTTGGAAGCACGGGTTCGGGCTGGAGCGATACGCCGCCAACGCAAGGCGAACAGATTTCGGCGGCCAAGGCTATGTCAAGGAGAGCTGGGGCTATCGTCGCCACGCAGACAGAAGCCGCGCTTCTGGACCTTGGGACGGATGACGCGCTAGCGGTCGGTTTGTCAAGCTTCCTGGGCAACAAGACCTCCGCAGTGACGCAGGCCGCGACCGGGGTGACCTTTGACTTGGGCTCGTGTCAGATGGAGGTCAGATACCTTCACCTCTTCCACATTAAGGGCGAATAATGTTCACAATTCGAGATTCCGCGGGGCTTGAGATCGCGACCGTGAGCATCGACCCGGTCAACAGCGCGACCGTCGCCGGTGCCGTGCTCACCGCGCTCGCCGCAGGGGATGGCGCGACCCTCGAAGTATCGAGCACCGGGTCGGTCTGGCAGGTGCGCAGCGGTGCCGACCTCTACACTGTCGAGCCGGTCTAATGGGGCGCGTGTCACGAGCGCGGGCCGACCTGCGACGAGCTCGCCGAGGCGTCCGCAAGCTCGAAGATGAGCAGGGCGAGCTCATCGAGGACCTCGCCGACACGATGGCCGAGCTCGACCTCGAGAGCATCGCGACCATCCAGGCCGGGCTCGACCGCATCGAGCGTCACATCGGATTCGAACGGGCGCGCGTCATCCGCCTCGACGAGGAGCTCGAAGAGCTGGTCGAGCAGCGCCGCGAGAAGAGGCGCGAGGCCTGGGAGGACGTGCGCCACGCGCTGCGGCAGTTCGGTCCTTCGGTGCTCGATGTGGTGGGCGACATCGTGCTCGTCGCCGCCTCGCCTCGTGAGGAGCGCATCGCCCTCGCGTCGCAGACCTTGCTCGAGCACGTCGACATCCCCATTCCGCCCCGAGACGTCGCCCGACTTGCCGAGCGCATCGTCGAAGCTCTGGAGGACTGACATGGACGCACACACCCGACCCGTACCGCGCGAGCTCTACGTCGCCTTCGGCTTCCTCTTCGGTGTCCTAGTCGGGGGCGGGACGGTCGAGATCGTCGACCTGTCCGGTGTCCACGAGGTGCAGTGCGAGGAAGTGCACGACGTGCCAGGCTTCTCGGTGCGACCTGCGGAGGTGACCGGTGAGTGACACCCGCGACCGTGTGCTCGCGTCGCTGGGTCTGGATGGCGCTGCAGTGCTCCGGGCTAGCGTGCTCCTCGCCGCTCTGTCCGACCTGCATGCGAAAGAGGAGCCCGCCGGCTCCAATGACGGGCCCGAGATCCATCACCTCGTCCGAGGCATCGCCGACTACTGGTGGAGCGACCTGGTCGGGCCCGACTGGTGTGCCGCATCGGTCTCGCAGTGGGTCAGACGAGGGCTCGCCCTGCCCAACTGGCGACTCACGAGGACCAAGCCCTTCGCACCGGCCCTCGACGGGCACCCCTGGGGCCGCTTCCTCGTCGGGGTCAAGCAGCTCTTCGAATGGGCGGTGAGCGTCGAGGACGAGCACCCGGGCGTGTGGCTCACCACGCCCGAGCCGGGGGCGGTGTTCGTCATCTGCAGCGAGCGCGACGGGCGCACCATCTATGAGCACACCGGCCTCGTGCTCGAGGTAGAAGGCGACCACATCATCACCATCGAGGGCAACTGGGCGTCGAAGGTGACGTCGAGGCGCCTCGCCGCATCGTATCCGCGCTACTACCTCGCGTGGTGGGCGGTGCTATGAGTGCCGAGCTCGAGGGCCGCATCCGCCAGCTCGAGCGCGAGCTCGATGAGCTACGGTCGACGACGCAGCGCGACCGAGAGCAACTCGCCGCCCTCACGCGCGACCTGTCCGAGCTGACCGTCGCCCTCCGCGAGCTCCGGACCTCCCTGGATACGTGGTGGCGAGACCGGTGGCCCCATCTCGAGGGCCGACTCGGTCGTATCGAGGCGACGGTCGAGGGCGTCTCGCAACGCGTCCAAAGCCCGAGCTCGAGCTCGTCTCACCCGGTCGATTGGCGCGTGCTCGGGCTCCTCGCTGCGGCCATCTTCGGGGGCGGGCTCACCGTCGGGGGCGGTGCCGGGGCGGGGCTCGTCCCGCTCATGCAGCAGCAGGCCCCGGGCTCCAAGTGAGCGAGCTCGCGTCCTACATCGCTGGCGTCTGTACGGGCGCCGGTGTCGTGTGGATGACGGCCCTCCTCATCTGGCGCGCGGTGTCGGATGAGTAGCGAGGACCTCGACGAGTGGGTGCGGCGTCACTGGCGGATGCACGGGGTCGAGATCTGGGGCTCGGGCCTCAACCACGGGCCGCAGCGGCGCCTCGGCTGGAAGAGCATTCGGGCCCGTTGGGGCTGGACGGTGCGCCAGTCGAAGGCGCTGTCGAGGTACGTGTGCGCGCATGGGCCGCCGGCCTCGGATGTCCGGGTCGAGGTGAGCGGCGACGATGACGCGAGGAGCGTGACGACGAGGTCGAGGGAGGTGCGCACCCTCGACGACCTGCTCGACGTCGCCGAGGTCGACCGTCGGACGTGGCGCGTCGCTCGATGGCGCGCGAACGTGTGGCACCAGGCCTCGAAGGCCGACGATGGGCGCGTCGTGGTGACCCCGCTGCATCAGGTGCGGGCTGACCTCGAGCGCAAGGTCATCGACCAGGTCGAGCCCCTAGGCGCATGGCACGAGCCGATGCCCCGCGACTTGTCCGCACCGACGAGCTCGTGCGCGGTCATCGTGCCGGACTCTCAGCACGGCTACCGGTGGAGCTCGGACAAGACCCACCTCGACCCGCTGCATGACCGTCGGGCGCTCGATGTCGCTACCCAGGTCATCGCACGACTCCGCCCCGAGGTCATTGTGCTGCTCGGCGACATGCTCGACCTCGGGCCATGGTCGACCAAGTACCCGCGACCCGTGGCGCTGCGGGACACCACGACGCCGGCTCTCCGTGAGCTGCATTGGCAGCTCGCCCAATGGCGCGCGGCCTCGCCCGGGTCGCGCATTGTGTACGTCGAGGGCAACCACGAGGCCCGCATCGCGCGCGCCCTGACCGAGAAGCTTGACGAGGCAAGCGTCACGATGGCAGTCGGTGCCGAGGCCCCGCTCGGGTCGGTGCCGCACCTGCTTGCCCTCGCCGAGCTCGGGGTCGAATACGTGGGCCCGTATGGCGCGGGCTGGTGGCTGTGGGACGCCGTCAAGGTCGTGCACGGGACGAAGCTGCGGCTGTCGTCGACGCTAGCAGACAGCACCTCACACATCGTCATGGGGCACATTCATCGGGTCGCTCGTCTCGGCAGGACCATCGACACCGCGTCAGGGCGCCGGTCCATCACGGGTATCTGCGCGGGCTGTATGTGCCGCACCGACGGCGCCGTGCCGGGCTACCCGGGCGCCCCGGACTGGCAGCAGGGCATCGGGCTCGCGTGGCGCGATGGCGACGAGGTGCACCTCGAGGCGCGCGAGATTCGCTCGGGCGCGCTCGTCTACGACGGGGTGACGCTGCGCGGTGCCGACCAGGTCGACGCCATCGCCGAGGCTACGGGCTATCGGGCGATGCGTCCTGGGTAGGCTCTCGGCCGTTCATCCGCGAACGGAACCGACGCAGGATGCCGGCTCGGTCGGGTGACTGGTCGACAGCGTGCCGCAGGGCTTCGAGCTCGCGTCGCAGCTCGACCTGGTGCCGCTCGATGGCTCGCAGGTCATCGAGGGCGGGCCCGATGCCGAGGGCGGGGCGTGAGACGGCGAGGCCGGTGAGCAGATCGCGCAAGTAGGACACAGGTAGACCGTATCCGCCCCGGGGCGCTGCGCTTGTCACGGCTTGTTTTGCGCGTTGTTTTGTCGTGCCGTTATGCCGGTCGTAGGTGCCGATACGCGCTGCCGTCGCAACTATTTTGCGCAAGTTCTTGCGCTGCGCCGTGGTGCCGCAGTAAGACGAAGTCGAGGCGCTCATCGCCTCGGACTGACAGGAGATGACACATGACTGACCTCACCTACTCGCAGGCTACGGCGCTCGCCATCCTCCGGAACGCGCACCTGGACAACCCGAACCAGGCGTGGCCACTCCACGGGCCGACGAGCCCGGCTCACTTGTCGTCCCTCCGGGCGCTGTGCCGCCTTGGGCTCGCGCAGTGCTCCCTCGGGGTCTACTTTCGCCTCGTCGGGGGTGCCGCATGAACCGCGACGACCTCGACTTCTTCGAGCTCGTGGGCGAGGCCTGCACCGGCATCGGTCTCGTCTTCGGCTTCTTCGTCTTGTGGGCCGTGCTGGGGGCGATGTGAGCAAAGTGAGCAACATTGCCTGCGACTACGCCGGGCATGAGATGGACTATTGGGTAGATTTTTGGTACGGCTATCTCATCCGCCTCGCCGAGCAGCGCGATGGGCGGTTGTATCGCCAAACGCGGCCCGCGCCCGTTCATGCCTCGCAAGGCTGGACGCTCGAGCACGAAGGCATGAGTCAGGGCGACCTTGAGCGCGTTGCCTTTGCGCTTCGGGCACTTGCTGACGCGCGCCGGTGCGCGAAGCGATGACCCGCCTTGACGCGCTCCGGTGGAAGGCCCGCGCGGGCGACCTCTACGACGCGCTGGTAGAGGTCGTCAACGCCGGGGGCCTCAACCAGCTACCCGTCGGGCTCGTGACGCGCACCTTCGACGAGCTCACCGCCTACGCTGTCGACTGTCACATCGACGAAAGCCCTACACCCGAACAGGAGACTGACTATGAGGACCAGTGACACCATCGCCGAGGTCGCCTCGGCCCTCGCTGACGCTACGGCGCAGCTCGAGAACATCTCGAAGGCGCACAAGGCGACCGCTGGCAAGGCCCGGTACACCTACGCCAACATCGCCGACGTCCTGCGCACCGTGCGCCCCGCCCTCGCCTCGAAGGGCCTCGCCATCGTCCAAGGGCAGGACATCACCGACGAGCAGGTCGTCGTCGTCACCCGCCTCGTGCATCGCTCGGGCGAGTGGATGGAGACCGATTGCAGGGTGCCGGTGGACCGGCAAGGCGGCATCCAGGGCACCGGCTCGGCGCTCACCTACGCGCGGCGCTACGCCGTGCTCGGGCTCCTCGGCATCGCCGCCGAGGACGATGACGGCAGGGCGGCACAGCAGACCCGGCGCGAGGACTTCGACTTCGCCCCGAGGAAGCAGCAGCGGCGCCCCGAGATGACCCCGGTCGAGCAGGGCCTCGCCCGTGACGCGCTCCGTCGGGCGTGGGCCGCCAAGCTCCGCGCCATCGAGGTCGAGTTCGGGTCTGACCAGGAGCGGGCCGGGGTGCAGGCGAAGCTCTTCGGGTTCGCCGATCTGGCCGACGTGCCGCCGAGCCAGTGCGAGGCGAAGCGGGTCAAGCTCGAGGGCGTGCCGCTCGACAAGCTCAAGCGCCTCGTCGAGGAGACCCGGCTGCGGGTGACGCTCGGGGCGGTGCCGACTGGCGAGGTGGCCCGTGGGTAGGGCATCGCGCGACAAGGGAGCCCGAGGCGAGCGCGAGCTCGCCAAGGTGCTCGGGGAGCTCACCGGCCTTGAGTGGCGCCGGGGCGTCTCGCAGTCCCGCCACGGTGGCGCCGAGGGGGCCGATGTCGAGTGCGGCGATGTCGAGGCCTGGAACGACTGGCACATCGAGTGCAAGCGGAGGAAGGACCGCGTCGACCTCCATGCCGCCATGGTGCAGGCATGCGCGGATGCGGAGGAGCGGGACTGTAGCCCTGTCGTCATCTGGCGCGTGGACCGGCAGCCGTGGCGCGTGACGGTGAGGGCGGGCGACCTGGCTATCGACACCATCTCGACCGGGCTCGTGGGCTGGCACCAGAAGAGCAGCGGCGGGCATCCGCCGCAGTGGCGGGCATGGGATGGCGAGTACGCCGCCCTCGTCACTCTCGACCTGCAGGCCTGGCTCTCGCTCGTCTGCTACTGGTGGAAGGTGAGTCGATGAGCTTGCGGGTACCTGACAAGGCCTCGGGGCGGTACGACGTGCTCGACACCCTGCGAGACGGTCGAGGGTGGTCGTGTGCCGAGCTCCGCGAGGACACCGGGCGCACGTTCTCGAGCATCGACTGCCTCGGGACGCGCCTCCTCCGCGACCAGCTCATCACGTGGACCCTCGACCCGAGCAAGCCCCGTCGACACAGCTACATGCGCATCACCGCCAAGGGCATGCGGTGGCTGTGGTGGGTCGACCACGGGCTGCCCGGGCAGGTCGATGACCTGCTCACCATGTTCCTCGAGCTGGTGGGCGACGGGCCGGTCGTGACGAATGAAGTCAAAAGTTATCGACGGGGGCGGGTGCGGAATGCGGCGCAGTCCCTCATCAGGCGAGGCTACATCGACATCGAGCACCAGCGCACCGGCATCGGGGGATCGGGCCCGTCAAGGCTCACCATCACCGACAAGGGCCGCGACCTGCTACGCTCGATGAGGGGGCTACCATGCTTCGAGACATCGACCAAGACGTTCTGCAGAGCTGGGTCGACGCCATGAGCGAGGGAGCGGCTCAAGCGCTGCTGCTGTGTATCCAGGGCGAGCGCCCCATCGGCTGGGCCGGGCTCGCGACCGAGGACGGCGACCGCTGCGGCCTCGTCGTCGTGGTGCTTGGTTCGGAGCTTGCCGACCAGACCATCGAGGCCCTCGAGAGCGTGCACGGTCGGGCCGAGGCCGTCGAGCTCGTGGGGGACTCATGAGCCGGCGACAAGATGCTCGGCACTTCGTCGAGGGACTCGATGCCCGACAGGTGAGCCGCGCGATCGAAGAGGTGCAGCGCGTCGTGCAAGGCCGCGTCTTCGAGGCGATGGCGGTCGGGGAGGACCTCGACGACGAGCTGCTCGCGGGCAAGCTGATGCGCGCGTGGCTCCGCGAGCAGGTAGGATAGACGACGCCCCGCCGAGCGGACACTCGACGGGGCGCGATGGAAGGACTGACATGAGCGCAGGAGGCTCGAAGTGACTCTAACACACGACTTGATACTTCGCCCCTATCAGGAGGAGGCGATAGACGCAGTCCGCGCTCGGTTCCGGGCGCAGCAGGACAAGCGCACCCGCACCGCCCTCGTCGTGATGGCGACCGGTGCAGGAAAGACCTTCACCGCGCTGTCCATGGTCGCCGCGACGCTGCAGCGCTCGAGCTTGGCTCGCGTGCTCTGGGTAGCGCACCGGGGCGAGCTCCTCATGCAGCCGGCGAAGACGTGGCGCGCGGTGCCGCAGCTCGGCAGCACCGGCGAGGCCGGCATCGTCCAGGCCGACCAGGACGAGCACGATGCCCGGCTCGTGCTCGCCTCGACCTCGACCATCGCCCGAGACCCGCTCGGTGAGGGCTCGCGGCTGCGCCGCATCTTCGAGGCCGGGCCTCCTTCGCTGGTCGTGCTCGACGAGGCGCATCACTACGCGAGCGACGGCAAGAGCCAGTGGGCCCGTCTGCTGCAGGCCCTGCAAGAGCTGATGCCCGAGGGGCGCGCCCTGCACCTGCTCGGGTTGACCGCGACACCGGAGCGGGCCGACCGGCGCGACTTGACCGGCACCTGGGGCGATTCGGTGGCGTTCCGGTTCAGCCAGCATCAAGCGCTCGTCTCGGGCTTCCTCGTGCCGCCTCGGCTCGTCGAGGTGCCCATCGTCTGGAGCGCGCAGACGGCGCTTGCGATGGAGGACAAGGACAAGCAGGGCGAGGTCGGCGAGATGCAGACCGACGAGCTCGTGCGGCACACCGCCCTCGAGATGTCGCCCTACAAGGGGCGCGCGGTGCTCGTGTTCTCGAAGGACGTCAAGACGGCCAAGCGCACCTGCGCTCGCCTGCAGCGCATGGGATGGCAGGCCGCCACGGTCATCGGCGAGGAGCACCCGAGCGGCTCACCCGAGCGCGAGCACCTGCTCGATGCTTTCCAGGCTGGCGAGCTGGATGCCCTGGTCAACGTCGACACCCTCTCCGAGGGGACCGACCTGCCCCGGTGCGACATGGTCGTCGTCGCGCGCCGGGTCACGAGCGTCGTCTCGTGGCAGCAGATCATCGGTCGCGGGATGAGGCTCCACGGGAATAAGCGCGAGTGCATCGTGCTCTCGCTGTGCGAGACACCGCACGGGCTCGAGTACGTCGGCGAGCTCCTCGACCAGACACCGGGCGAGGGTGGGCCCGGGTCGCCTCGCGAGCAGGTCGGGGGCGCGCGTCGCATTGCCGAGCTCCAAGTCGTGCCGGTGCGATGGGTCGAGGTGCATCCAGGCCGGGCCTACATGGTCGAGCTCGGCAGGTCGAAGAAGGGCACACCCCGAGGGCAGGTCTGGGTCACGAGGTCGAACGGGCGGGACTGGATGGCGCATCGGGTCATCCGAGACAGGCCATGGGATCCGCCGCAGGTGCGCGCCCTGATGGCGGCACCGGCATCGCGCGAGATTGCCGAGAGCTACGGGCGGAGCCTTTTCATCCAGTGCAAGGGGCTCGTGCACCGGGAGGCCGACTGGCGCGAGCAGGCCCCGAGCGACCGACAGCGCGAGGCTGTGTCGAAGCACGGCATCGTCGTCGCAGGCGAGACGGCGGGCGACTACTCCGACGCGCTCGCGTTGCACTTCGCTCGCCGGCACTGGCCGACCCTGCAGATGAGCCTCGCCCGATGAGGCTCGAACTCGATACCGCATGGTTCCGGCACGCCCGAGACCCGCGCCCCGTGGTGCGCCGCATCGAGTGGCCCCGCCTCGCCGTCGGGCTGCGGCGCTTTCGGCCGATGCAGGGGAGCAAGGCCGAGCGGCTCGCGACCTGTCCGCTCTGGTCCCCGGTGCGACTTCGACCAGGTGGCCGACGTCGACTCGCCGACGTGCTCGAGGTGACCGCGCTCGTGCTGGACTACGACGGGGGCACGACCGTCGACGAGGCCCTCGACCAGTGGGCCGGCTTCGAGCGGGTGGCGCACACCACGTGGTCACACCGCGCCGAGGCGCCGAGGTGCAGGGTCATCCTGCCGCTCGTGGCGCCCATTCCCTCCGACGGTTGGAGCGAGCTCTACAAGGCGCGCATCGAGGAGGCTGACCGGCAGTGCTGCGACCCGTCGAGGGCCTACTTCCTGCCGGCTATCGGTGCCGGGGGCCCGCACGAGGCCCGATTCGAGCCCGGTGAGGTGCTCGACCTACGCGACGAGCACGCGCACATCCTCGCCGAGCGCGAGCGCGCCAAGGTCAAGCGAGCCGAGCGAGCCCGAGCTCGTCGTCGACAGTGGGCGACCAGTCCCGAGGCCGTCGAGCGTGAGGTGCGTAGACGGCTACGCACCGACCCCGAGGCCCGTCGCATCCAGGCCGAGCGCCTCGGGGCGCAGGTCATCACGAGGCCAAGCGGCGAGGTAGCACGCCGCATCCCGTGCCCGTCCTGCGGGCGGGCGAGCTGCTACTACTACATCGACCCGCACCGAGCTCGCCGAGCCGTGTGCGAACATCAAAACTCGTGCGGGTGGCGTGGTCACCTCGAAGAGCTGGGGGCGACATGAGCATCTCCGACGACCTAGGTATTCGCCTCGTCACCGACGAAGAGGCCGAGCGGGCCCGAGCGCATATCGAGGCGCTGCTTGCGGAGGTCGAGACCCTCACCGCCACCGAGCGGGCCGAGAGGGCCTCGCAGCTCCTCGACGCCGACCTGCTGCCCGCAGCGTGCCGACTCGCAGGGCAGGAGCCGGCCTACTGGGCTGCGGCGCTGCTGCGGCTCCGAGCGGTGCGCGGGATGGCGAGGACGTGCGACATCCTGTCGAGCGCCATCAAGCGCCAGCTCACCGGCGAGGTCTCGGTCATCACCCCCGAGCGCCTCGGCATCGAGCCCGAGGGATGGCAGGCCCCGGCGGGCTGGTACGTTCAGCGCTCGGGCATCTTCGGTCCCGGTAGCGACGGGCAGCCCATGCAGGTGAGCAAGGTGCCGATGATACCCGTCGGGCGCCTCGTCGACGTCGACACTGCCGAGCACTACGCGCGGCTCGCGTGGCCGAGCTGGTCGGGCGGGTGGCATGACCGGGTCGTCAGAATGTCGAGCATTGCGGACGCGCGGGCGCTACTCTCTGCCGTCTCCTCGCAGGCCGGCGGCATCCACACCCGCAACGCCGCCACCATGTCGCAGTGGCTCCTCGACGCCCTCGAACACAATGCCGAGACGATGCCCCTCGAGCGCGTGGTCTCGCGCTGTGGATGGGTTGGGGATGGGTTCCTCCTCGGCTGTGAATGGTTTGGGGATGAGGGCGAGGTCGCGCTGCAGGTCGCCCCGGGTAGCGGTGAGGAGCAGGCCGCGAGCGCGCTCGGCACCGCTGGCACCTGGGAGGCCTGGCTCGAGGCTGTGGACGTCGAGAGCCCCGACCTGCACCTCGCCGTCTACGCGAGCGTCGCGAGCGTCCTGGTCGAGCACTGCGGCACCGCTCGGGGCTGGGTCGTCGACTGGTCGGGCGAGACGAGCACGGGGAAGACGACCATCCAGCGGGTAGCCGCGTCGGTGTGGGGCGACCCGACCGACGGCGCGGTGCTGCAGAGCTGGAACACCACGCGGGCCCGGGCCGAGGGCCTCGCGAGCTTCCTCCGCAACCTGCCGCTCATCCTCGACGACAGCAAGAACGCGCGGCATCCGAGCGATGTGGCGGCGCTCCTCTACCAGCACTCCCAGGGTCAAGCCAAGGGGCGCGCGCGCCCCGGTGAGGGGGCGCAGTCCATCGGGCTGCGGAGGTCGGCGACCTGGTGCTCGGTGATGCTCTCGACCGGTGAGCAGCCGGCGGTGAGCTTCACGGAGGATGCAGGCTCGCGAGCTCGGTGCCTCTCGCTGACCGGGGCGCCGATGTCCAGCGATGCCGAGGCGAGGTCGGTGACCCTCGGGGTGCTCGACAGCTACGGTCACCTCGGGCGCCGCGTGCTCGAGCACCTGGTCGGCAACGTGCCGAGGGTGCAGTCGTTGTACGCACTGCGCCTCATCTACTACGTCGACGAGCTCGTCGATGCAGGCCCGGTAGCTGCTCGGCTCGCGGGGCTCGTGGCCCTGCTCGATGTGGCGCGCGACCTGGTCGAGGCCGTGGGCTACCCGCCCCGCCCCGGGGTGATGGACCGGGCCATCCAGGCCGCGAGGGATGGGGCCCGCGAGGCCGACCGGCCCCTCGAAGCCCTGCGAGCCGTCCTCGAGCACTGCGCAGCCAACCCCACGAGCTTCTACGGTAGGCACGAGACCGACCGACACGGCGAGGTCATCACACCGGCTCGAGGCTGGCTCGGGGCATGGCCCGATGGCTCGGGGCGGGCGAGCTCGTGGTCGGTCGCCGTGCTCGAGCGCGTCATCCTCGACGTCCTGCGGGCCCGGGGATTCGACCCCGGGGTCATCGACCGATGGGTCGAGCGGGGATGGCTGGCAAGGGACCGAGGGGGCTCGCGGCGGTGCCGAGTGCGCCTCGACCGGTCGAGGGTGAGGGCGGTCTGCTTCACCGACGAGGCCCTCGACGCCGCCGGCCTCGGTGACGCATGAGGACTTGTCCCAGGTTGTCCCACCCGTGTCCCACCCGAGGACCTCTGTCGATCCGCTATCTATGCACTTGTCCCACTTGTCCCACTTGTCCTAGGTAGGATCCCATCTTCATGAGGGCTCGCGTTGTTTCCGCCATCCAGAAGAAGTTCTCTACACACACACACCCTATGCCCGCAGACCTGGGACAAGTGGGACAAGTCGATTCCAGGCGGGTTCGCAGGTGGGACAAGTCGGTCCCCGAGGTGGGACACCCCGGGCACAACTTCACCAACAAGGCCGACCAGGTCGGCACAGGAGAGCGAGCATGTATCAACACGTCGTGGTAGTCGGGCGCCTCGGGGCAGACCCCGAGCAGAGGGGAGGGGCGGTGACGTTCTCGGTCGCAGTCGATGACCGGCAGAAGAGTCGCGAGACCGGGCAGTGGGAGAAGACCACCGAGTGGTTCCGCTGCGTCACCTTCGGACGCACGGGCGAGATCCTCGCCTCGGACGCTCGCAAGGGTGACCGCGTGCTCGTCGAGGGCAAGATGCGCACGAGCTCGTGGACCGACAGGGACACGGGCGCCAAGCGCTACAAGACCGAGCTCATCGCTCTCTTCGTCCGGCAGCTCTCGAACGGGCAGAGGGACGGCACGCGCTTCGAGGACACGCCCCCGAGGCGCAGCCCTGCCCCGGCACCGCTGGACGATGACACGCCCTTCTAGGGCGTGTTACGCTGGCGTATGCCTGTCCCGCCCCGCGCTGTTCGAGCTGCCGCTCGTCGAGGCCTCGAGCTCCGTCGTGAGCGTCGGCTCGTCACCGTCCGACCCGGCGGCACTCCGGTCGGAGTCGCGCGAGCTCGCGACCTCGCAGCGGGGCGCGACATCAGCTACCGGACGCTGCGGCGGATGGTCGCCTACTTCGACCGGGTGGTCGATTCGCAGGCCGAGGCGCGCGAGGATCCGGAGAGCCCGGCGAGCGTCGCCTTCCTGCTGTGGGGCGGGCGCCCCGGCTACGCATGGGCGCGCCGCGAGCTCGAGCGGCGGGGGCTGTGACCGTGCCCTTGTCGATCCGCCTGCCAGGCCCGTCCGCAGCGGTGAACCGTGGAACGTGTATCCCG